GCATTACCGAACCGCTGGAGTTTGTGGCTGGCGTCAATCCATTGGCGGCGGTCATTCCTGCCTTTGGCGGGGTTGATATTGTGGCGGGCGAAAGCTGGCTTGCAACAAGTGACGAAACAAAAACAACAACCGAAAGCGAGGATGCATAATGGCATTTTGGGACTTATCCGATGGTAAAAGCGCAACCGATGGGGATGCGAAAGAGTTTGACGGGGGCGGCGGTAACTTTGATCCAATCCCGGACGGGTCAAACGTGCTGGCAATTGCCGATGCCGTTGCATGGGCGAATACCCAACAAGACGGATCTGGCGCTGAATACGTCAAAATTACTTGGTCGATTGTCAGCCCTGACGAATATGCAAACCGAAAAATCTTTCACAAGGTCTGGGTGACTGACTTTGACCCATCGGTGAAGGATGAGGCTAAGGCGTTGGCAAAACGCGACAAAGCGCGCAAGATGCTTGCTGCGATTGATGCAAACGCGGGCGGCAAGTTGGGCCAAAAAACAGGCAAGCCAAGCGATGACGACCTTGCGCTGCACTTGTGCAACAAGCCGATGATTATCACGGCGCGGGTTTGGGAAGTCGAAGACCGCCAAACTGGCGGGACGATCAGCGGGAACTGGGTGAGCGCTGTGGCCCCGAAGTCCAAGGGCATTGACGTGAAGGCGGCGGCTGCAAAGCCAAAGCCCGCGCAACAATCGGGCGGCGGCGGAACAGGTCGGCGCGATATGGATGATGAGATTCCATTCTAGGCCAAAATTTTAAAAGACGCGGGGCGAAGGTGGCGACCGATTAGCTTGAGGTATTCAAGCCGCCCCGCGCAAGTTAACAGACCCAACAAAAGAGGAATAGCAGAAATGGAACAGCGCAGCAATGAGTGGTTTGCGGCCCGCAAGGGATTGATTACGGCGTCAAGCGTTGGCGCAATCTTGGGGCTGGCACCTTATGCAACGCGCGCGGATGTTATGCGCCGCATGGTGCGGGATGCATTGGGCGCGGAAAACGAGTTTCAAGGCAACATCGCGACAGAATACGGCGTGAACAATGAAGCCGGGGCGCTGATCGAGTTTGAAATGGAAACGGGGCTTGACGTGCAATCCGTTGGATTTGTCACTCGCGAGGATTGGGCAGGGTGTAGCCCTGACGGACTGATTTACGCGGATGAATGTCTTGAAATTAAATGCCCGTTTAGCTTGCGCAAGGATGATGATCCGCAATTCAAAACGCTGGAAGATCAACCCCACTATGAAGCGCAAGTGCAATTCAGCTTGTGGGTCACTGAACGGATTGGCTGGTATTTTTATCAATGGTCGCCGAAAGGCACAAAGCTGGAATATGTCACGGCAAGCGATGATTGGCAGGCTGAAAACCTGCCAATCTTGCGGCAATTTCATGCGGAATATCTGCATGAATTGGAACATAACGCCGATGTTTATTTGGCACCAAAGCGCCATGAACTTGACACGCCGGAAGCGCACCGCATCATGGCGGAATATGACCAGATACAGGAAGCCATTGACCGCGCGACAGAACGCAAGGCGGAATTGATTGCGGACATGGTGCGGATTGCTGGCGACAAAAACGCGGTATTTGCGGGGCGCAACTTGACCCGCGTTGATCGGCAAGGCTCGATCAGCTACGCCAAGGCAATCAAGGAATTGTTGCCAAAGGCTGATCTTGAACCGTATCGCGGCAAGGCGTCTTTTTCGTGGCAGGTGAAATAACATGCAACTAAGACCCTACCAACAATCCGCAGTGGATGCGGCTTGGTCGTTCATGCGGGGAAGCGTGTCGCCGTTTTGCATTGAGGCGGCAACGGGCGCGGGCAAGTCGCTGATGATTGCGGAGTTGGCGCGGATGATACATGCCAGCACTGGCAAGCGGGTGCTATGCTTGGCCCCAAGCGCCGAGCTGGTCGTTCAAAACCGCGAAAAATACCTTGCGACTGGCAATCCGGCGTCAATGTTTTCGGCTAGCGCCGGGGGCAAGGAATTGCGGCACCCTGTCGTGTTCGGGTCGCCGCTAACGGTCAAAAACCGCATTAGCCGTTTTGGCGCTGAATATGGGCTTGTGATTGTGGATGAGGCGCACGGGCTTACGCCAACACTGATCGGCATCATTGACACCATGCGCGAGGCAAATCCAAATTTGCGGGTTTGCGGGATGACTGCCACGCCGTACCGCTTAGGGTCTGGCTATATTTTCAGAATGCACCCGGACGGCAAAATAAACGGCGATGACGTGGCGCGCGATCCGTACTTTGTGAAATGCGTGTACAAGGTGCAAGCGCGCGAATTGATTGATTTGGGATACCTCACCCCGCCAATCATCGGCGCAACTGGTGCCACTGGCTACGACACGGGCGCGCTGGTGGCCAATGCTATGGGGAAGTTTGATGCGGGCGCCGTAGACCAGGCTTATCACGGCCACGGGCGCAAGACGGCGGCAATCGTTGCGGACGTGGTGTCGCAATCGCGCGACCGCCAAGGCGTCATGTTCTTTGCCGCAACCGTGCGCCATGCAAACGAGGTGCTTGCCAGCTTGCCGCCTGAACTGTCGGCGATTGTGACAGGCGACACGCCAAAGCCTGACCGCGATAAAATCCTAAAGGCGTTCAAAGCGCGGCGGATTAAGTATCTGGTGAATGTGTCAGTTTTGACGACCGGCTTTGATGCCCCGCATGTGGACGTTATTGCATTGTTGCGCAAGACGGAAAGCGTGGGGCTTTTGCAGCAGATCATCGGGCGCGGCTTGCGGATTGAGAATGGCAAAGCCGATTGCCTGATTTTGGATTACACGACCAACCTTGCCGACCATTGCCCGGATGGCGATTTGTTTGCGCCTGTGGTGCGGGCCAATAAAAGCGGCGAAGGCGGCGGCGGCCTGCCATGTGTCTGCCCTGAATGCTCAAACGAAAACCTGTTTAGCGCCAAGGTGGATCTGCTGGAGTACAAAAAAGACGCGGCGGGATATTGCCTTGATTTGTACGGCGTGCAAGTGATGACAGAATTCGGGCCGTTGTCCGGTCATTGGGGGCGGCGGTGTTTGGGCATGGTGCAGACGGGCGCGCGGGGCGAATATGATCGGTGCGGGTATCGCTGGACAAGCAAGGAATGCCCGCATTGTGAGGCACCGAATGACATTGCGGCGCGATATTGCGTCGAGTGCCGGGGCGAGATTGTCGACCCGAATGACAAGCTAGTTATGGACTTCAAGGCGCTCAAGAAAGACCCCACCAAGCTGCAAACCGATGAAGTAATCGGGATGGAATGGAATCCAGGCGTTTCGCGCGCGGGCAATGCCACAATGCGGGTGGAGTTTCGCACGCCGTATCGGCAATTTGTGGTTTGGTTTCAGACCGAGGCAAGCCACGCCAAAGGGCAAGCGCAATGGCAGGCGTTTTGCGATGCAACAGATAACGGCAATGAAAAGCCAGAAACCATCACGTACCGCAAGAATGCTGACACGGGCTTTTTTGATGTGATCGGATACAATCGGCCCGCAGATGTCGCGCCGGATCAAGAGGTGAAACATGCTGCTGAATAACTTACCAAGCGGTATATTGGTTTTCGGGGATCAAAACTTTAGGGGGAAATGCCCGGCCGAGGCGATTGAACAAGTTTCATTTTTCAATCGCCTGCGCCGCGAATACCCTGACACGCTTGGCGCGATTGCCATTCATCCACGCAATGAAGGGCTGAAAACGCGCGGGCAATTTTCCAGCGTGGCAAAACATGCCGCCGAAGGCATGACCGCCGGGGCTTGCGATATTATCATCCCGGCGCGTGTGTCGTTCGTGTGTGAAATGAAGCGGCAGGACCGCACTCAAAGCGCTTGGCAGGACGGGCAGGTCAACTATTTGGCGGCGGTAGTAGCGGCTGGCGGCTTTGCCTGCGTGGCGCTTGGATGTGTGGCCGCGTGGGATGCTTTGGAATATTGGAGACGCGCAAGTGCCTTATAGGGGATCGCCGCAAATAAAGCGGCCAAGCGAACAGTTAGAAGATTTGTTAATGGGGCGCGTCGATTGGGACAGCGCCCCCGATGCTATTAAATCATGGGCCAGAAAGCCAATATTTGAGGCGGCGCAGATGATACTTGCGGCACATGACAAAGGCGCGCGGCGAAATATGCTTGGCAAAATACCCGCAGCGATTAGGCCACGGGTTGAAGCTGAAGTAAAACGGCTTTGGGGCTTGCGGTAGCCCCGCCCAGAAATGGACGGGGGCTTTTTTGTTAGGCGGCGTCAAACAATCCACCGGCGGATGCTTCTGCCTCGGCCAGATTGCGACCAGCAAGCGCCGCATACTCTGGTTTCAACTC